TCTTGCTTAATAGCCAACTGTTGTTGTAGGTGATTTGCCTCTTTTAACAAAGTTTTATTTCGGGCACCTTTTAAGGCCAATACCTGTGAGTCAGTAGCCAAACCACCACTAGCCGTAATCTCGTTACGGATATCGTCTTCGCTTCCTTCCATCACATTCTGAATGTTCATTAGCTCTGTCTGTAATGGAAGAATCCCCTGCTCTTGTATTATCTTCTGATACTCCTCTAAAAGAGTTGTTTTCTTTACTGGAGCACTCAATTCTTGGTTTATTGAATCATAGAGAGACTTCAAAACAGGATTCATTGACAAGTAGTTAGAAATGAAGTCTTTTTCAGCTTCTTCGATAGTTCCTTCAGGTTTATTCTCCTCATCGTATGTCTTAGCTTGAGACATGTACTCCGATTGAGAAGTAGGAGCAGTGGAGCCTTTCTTCGCGTTGTACATTTCTGTAAACTTCTTTGCCAATTCTTGATTTTGAGAAGCAGTACCAGAGTAGTTCTGTATCCCATACTGCTGTGCAAGTTGTTGTCGTGCTGCAAAAGAAGCGTCCTGACCAACAGAGTTAAGAAGGTCTACTACAGAAGGATTCTTAGTAGGGTCATATACCAATGCTCCTGTTTGTTGCGGAGTTGTTGTAGAAGTGGAGGAAGACCCTGAACGTAAAGCCGCTATGCGTGCGTTGTATTGGTCAATGGTTTCTCCCGGCTTCAGTTGGTAGTCTTGTTGGCTTATGTTGGATGATTGCTGTGTTGGTTGGGTGGCTTGTTGTGTTGGTTGAGAAGATTGTTGGGTTGGTTGAGATTGGTTAGCCAATAGACTTTGGACTCTTTGAAGATAGGCAGCTTCAGATTCACCTGGTTGCATTGTGTATTGAGGGTCGAATAAGATAGCACCTGATGGCAGACCCTCTTTCTTGCTGAAATAGTGTTCTGCCGTTCCTTCTCCTGAATATGGAAGATAATACTGTGAGCCAGTACTTTTTACTGCTCTTCCTTGGTACATGCCTAATGCCCCAGGATTTTGTTGTAGGAACTCAAATGTAGGTACACTTCCGCTCGGGACTGTCGTAGGTTGTGGAGAGGGGGTGGTAGGAGTTTGTGCCGCAGGTTGCGAGTAGTACTGTTGTACACGCGCGTTGTATGCGGCTATGCTCTCTCCTGGCTGTAATTGGTATCGTGTATCTACCATACGTGTATTATAAGCCTCCTACAGTTGAGCCTGTTGCTGAAACCCACGATGCGACACCATCGTAAAACCACGGGTATCTGTCTTGTGTACTAAAAAATTGCTGTCCTTGCACTGGTGAAGACGGTCTGTCTGCTCTCACTCCTGAAAGATTCACATATCCGCGTGGCGTTAACTGGTTATCGTCTGTGGGAGTATCGCCAATCTTTCGATTGTTAAAACGAGCGTACTTATTCACCGCTTCGTCTATCATCTTTACTACTTGTTTCTTTGTTTCCTCGTCCATACTATTTTCCTTCTTGTGAAATATCCAATTCAATCTTCTTTATCGTCATGTTTGTCGTGCCTGTATTTGTGATTCTGACCCCCAAGGCATAGCCAGCGTCTACAGAGGGGTTGAAGTTTATACGTTCAAGAGAACCTTGAAGACTCTGTACATCGCTTCCTGCCGCAAAGGTGTAGTTTCCTGTGTAAAAGGAACTACCATCTGAACCTATGAGGTCAATCTGGAATCCATTGTTAGCTACAGTTGGCTCCGTGTAAACACGGACTTGGTTAACATGGATTTTCTTAGAAAAGAGTTGTGTTTGTGTTTCGTAGACTCCAAGAACAGGAGAAGTGTTTGCCGCTGGAGAGAAAACCCAACGATAAAAGTGTTGAGTAATGGTATCAGGATATGGAGAGTTACGTTCTTCTGTTGAGATATAGTGTTTCCCCCAGCCAACTACCAAATCACCCATTTGAGAGAAGTTGTTTATGACCTGATTCATGGGACTGACGTACGCTTGGTCAGAAGTAGGTGCAATTCTTAACATTCTCCACAGTCCTGTAGGATTTTCTTCATCTAGTTTTCCTAAATAATAGAGCGAAGTGTAAGTGTCTTCATAGCGAACCGTTCCGCTCGTGACACTTCCTGTTCCCTCTACACATGACCAGGTAAGAAATGTGCCATTTGGACTTAAAGCATTGGGAGTAGGCTGTAGATTGTTAGGAAGAGTAAGTAACTTCTTATTTCCCTCCAATAAGGCCGCGCCAAACGCATCCTGGATAAAAGTAAATTGATTGCCGAGGAACGTTTCTAGGGCTTGGGCAGGAAAAGAAGGGAGCTTTTTGTACGTCGTTACTCCATCATCAACGCCGTTCCAGTAGAAGATGTACGAGTTAGCAGCATAGTTAATAGGACCATTAGAAAGTTGGCCGATATAATCACGGCTTTGAGGACTAGCCGAATCACTTGCAGTGATAATAAGATAGTCCCCCTCTGGAGTAACATCAAGGTCAGTAACTCTCATACCACTAGGAAGGCCTGGTGATAATTTTGAGCCAGTTACGAGCACATTATTTGCAATTTCTCCTATGTTATTTCCATTACCGTAGTAGAACTTACCCAAGAACTCTATAAGAGGATGTGGAATTCCTTGCGTAACACTCGAAGAAGCGTTTGTAAATTGTGCTAATACACTTGAACCAGATAAATCAGCTTCAACGTCAAGAATGTTATTGTCAGAAGACCAATAGAACTCTCCTGTACCTTTTGGGACAATTCCAGCACCATAATTAAACGGGCCAGTGAGGGTACTGTAATTCGCTATAAGCGAAGCATTGTCATAGAGAGCATTAGTGGTTACAGACACCCCTACATTAATAGTTGATTGATTTGTTGAAACAATGTAAACCTTACCTCCCGCATCAACGAGAGTATAAAAAGGGTCAGAAGTCTTAAAGCCAGCTAGACCAACACTTGTTATGGAAGACTTGCCTAGATTTTTGATATCTGTAGGTTGATAGTTCCACGTCAAGTTAGAGGGCTTGGAGAACGGGTCATAGCCGAACGAGGTAGAGAACTTTGCAAAGCCACTATTCAAATCACCATTTAAGAACCGAGTGAGACGGCCTGTGAAGTTATTTATTACCAATGTCTGTACGTCTTTTTGAGGCATATCAGTTTCCTACTCCTAAGAGAGTAAATAGACCTCGTGATATATCCCCTCCACCTGCGGCAATAGTGTATTCCTCTGTGCGAGTTAGACCAGTAGAGGCATTATCGGATGTTGTACATCCACCAGTAGCCAATCCAGCGCTCGAAGATGCACCTGCGGCGGCACCTTGTCCACCAGCAGTATTCATATCTCCACCAGCACTCCAAGCGGTTCCGTTATATTCTTCAGTAGTACTTAGTAATGCATTCGCCGCCCCAAAACCACAAGAGGCGAAAGCGGCTGTTTGGAGTCCAGCCCCGTAAGGCCACTTTCTTGCGGTAGCAAGTGTCCCACCCGCGCTCCAAGAGGTTCCGTTGTATTCTTCGCAACTATCAAGTGGTCCTGTACCTCCTCCTACTAATCCTGCCGAAATACCAGAGCCTGCAGCAAATGGTTGGTCTCTTGCTGTTGCAAGATTACCTCCTGAACTCCATGTTGTACCGTTAAACTCCTCTGTCTCATTACGCGGCCCTGCATTACCACCCCCCGCCTCTCCTGCGTCAGATTGTGAACCCCATCCCCCTGGGGAGAACTTCCCAACGGTCAAAGAACCTGTAGAACTCCAAGAAGTTCCATTGTAGGTATAACAGACAGTGGACGGATTTGTAGCCCACTGTCCTCCAATAGACAACCCCGCAGTTTGACCAACTCCTGCTCCTCCTGCCAAGGACATTATCTCTGCAAGAGAACCACCAGCGGACCATGAAGTACCGTTGTATTCATTAGAAGTATTCGTATTTGCCTCACCGGTATCACGACCCCCCCATTGCACCGCGTCAGTTTGTGAACCAAAACCTTGTGAGCCGTAATTTCTTGCGGCTGGTAATGCCCCTCCTGCTGACCATACACCTGCCATACTATTTCTTCAGTACATATCTTTCAGTAATAGAAGAGATAATCGGAATTGAGTGGTCAAACTCTTCAAGAACTTTAGAAAGAAGTCCTCTTTTATTACATTCTTCTATTCCGCTCCATAATTGACCAAGCAAGTTCTGTCTCTCTCCATGAGAGGCGTTGGCTGTAAGAATTGATGCCTGTTTTATCCACCTCTTGGTATAAGAGATTAACTGGTGAGTATCAACATCTTCCAGCTCCTCTTTAGAGAGCTTTTTTGCCTCTCGTTGCTTAATTTCAGACCAAGAGCGTACTTCTCGTATCCTATCTTTAGCGATTTTCTCATGACTCTTAGAGAGGAATAGCTTTTTATCTATCTCTATTTGAAGAAGCTCCTTCTTGAGAGAGTCTTTTTCTTTCTTCAAATCCCTTTGTAGCATCTTTATCTCAACAAGATTTTTACGATAGTCGTAAGACAACATCACCAATTCGTGGAACATAACATTTTGCTCTCTAACCGCTTGCCAATACTTCGATGCAGGAGTTGGGTGTTTAACTTCGTTTAACACTGATATCTCCATTTCAGTACGTGTTCTAAAAACTTGAGATTTAAGGAAGTTCTCTTTTAGTTCGGATGATAAATCCGAAATGCACTGTAAATCATCTGATGTCAATATCTCCGCTCCCTTTATAATTCCAAAAGGTGTCTCATCGTATTCTCCCTTCGAGGTTGCTAGATTTCTCATATACCCGCTGTAAAACCAGAGACTGTTACTAATACAGAAGCAGTACCATTTATAGAGGCAGTAACTGCACTATTTTCACCTGTTTTGTATCGGGTAGTGAAGTTAGAACCACCTCCTGCTGGTGCAATAGTCCAACCCAATGTTGAGCCAAGACCCCCTGCTATCTTCACAAGAACAGATGAAGAGCCAAAGTTAGCCACCTGGACTTCACGAACATACGTAAATACGGACGCTCCTTGAGCCGCAATAGCAGTTACTGAAGCTCCTTGTACTACTCGTAGGTCTGCAATTCCACTTACCCATTTAGTGAATGGAGCATCTGCGATTATTTGTTCTCCTGCCGCACCAACAGTGAATTGCGAGTAATCGTTCGTTGCACTTGTTACAGATGTAAGGTTCTCATTCCTTACGCCGAGTTGGAAAACCCCCTTATCCCCTGGAGAGTGCGCCGCATCTTCAGCGTATGTTCCAACGATTGAAGGAGTTTGCCATACGTTGATAGTAGAACCTACTGGAACAGCAAGAACCGAAGAGTCTTGCCACACCGTAATGACGGAACCAACGGGGACGGAAATAACGGAAGAGTTTTGCGAGACTGTGATGACAGAAGCAGAGCTGTCTAACAATGCCGTTGCAACAGAACCTTTTATTACTCCTATGAAGGAAGAAGTGCCCCTTGCCTGTACTATAAGTCCACCTGTAGTGTCCCCTCTCATTCGTCCCCAGGAGGAGCCGTTGAAGACCATTGGATAGACAACGCCCACTACCTTGCCATTATTCACTCCTGCGAACATCGCCTGACTATTTGTTTCAGTATCATTCGCCCCCATTACCGATGTCGCGGCAATAATAGAAGAACCTGATGTTGCTACTACTCCCAAAACAGAGACGTTGATAGAACGGTCAGGGTTTACTCCCATGACGGACGTAGAGCCGGTTTCACCGCCTATAACTTTAATTTGCTGATACTTAATAGCACCTATCTGCTCTGCTGCAACAGATGATTGCCCTTGCCCCTCTGTGATTGGAATGTTGTTAGCCATATATTATGTGTTTTGTGTTGCTACGGAAGTCCAACCTCCGCTTGTTTGAATATCTACATTCGTCCATGGAACTCCGGTAATAGTTGATGTTACTCCATGTGTCAAAGCCATCAGCAATCCTATTGGCTCTCCAACTCTCGCAACGATTGAGGAAGGAACTGTCGCGTTCGCCACACTCGCCCATCCTCCTGTTGTTTGCGTAACTACACTTGTCCATGATGACATACATATTAAAAGTTCCACCCTGATAATCGGACAGGAGTAGGTGTCTTAGGTTGCTGTGTACCCTGTTCAACGATACGTACAACCTTACCTATCCTCTGCTGATACTCATTCTCAAACACCGAAGCCATGTTTGGGTCTTCTTGAGACCGATAGTACATAGAGGCCATCTTTGTAGATAGGGTTCGATAGTCCAAAAGCTGCGGATAGGGGATAGTGTCGTTCACACTCGTTGCTTCAGTAGGTTGCAGGAAGTAAAAGATACGGATTCCTTGTGAATTAGAGGTCTGTGGTGTAGGGAATATCTCAAAAGTATTACCACGGTTATCAAACAGAGGTAATTGCTGGTCCTGATTCTCTCTCAACCACGAGAACGAGCGATATTGAATGTTCGCAACGTCAACCTGTCGTGCTTGTAAGTAATTCTGCTCTTGGGTGTCTTGCCAATTAACCTCGATAGTCTTAAGAGCAAACATATCGTCCGGCCATGTATAGGTATTAGGAGTGCTCGTCGTTAAATCTCTATATGCTTCCTGTAACCCTGCGGCATCCATCCCTTTGTTCAGCATGTCTCGCGTCCACTCCATTCGAGCATCGTTATAGAGCGCAAGACCTAGCGTGCTTCCAATGCCATTAGAGTCTGTTTGACACAGTTGTTGTGTGTATGTTACTGCGGCAAGCACTGAAAAGTTAGCCATGTGGTAGCCCCCAAGATTTGGGAGCTAACCATAGCCACCTTATATGGTGGAGGCACTTTCAACACGCACGACACGAAAGACTCCTGGCTTGTCCTCAAAGCGAGTACATCCCAAGGTTACTTTCCCACCGATTGATGTGAAGAGTTGCAACGGGTTCGCCGAGTCTGGTTCATTGACCAAATACGGCGTCGGTTGCTGGAAGAAGCCCCAACCAAAGGAGTTTCTACCTACAACAGTAGTCGGAAATACGTTCACCGTTGAGGCGTAGTATTGCTGACCTGCTGTTTCGAGGTATCGAACACCACGGAAACCACCCAATTTACCTTCCTTGAGGTCGGCAACGTTGGAGTAACGCGCAATGTCCTGATACGCACCAGTTTGAGAGTTGGACATGAGGTCGCCAGAGACACCTGGGTGGATGACTGCGGCGTAATACCCTCCTTCCCACTCATCAACACCAGCACCGTTCGCAGAACGCATCCACGTAACGGCCTTAATCATTTCTGTTTGTGTGATGGTGTCGCCAGAAGCAAGACCTGTTCTTGAAGTCTTACCACCTGCGTAAATGACACCGTTCGTACCTGCGTTCACAACCGTCTGAAGGAACGCATCTACTTGACGTGCCAATGCTTTCTGCACTTCTTCAGAACATGCGTCCACTGTATCAATAGCGGAATCACGAATGAGAAGGTCAGTAATTTCTACGACTACGCCGTATTGGAACGGACCCGAGCCGTATGATGTTGCACCCCATGCAATTGCTGTCGGGTTTGTGCCCTCTGCGATTGCGGCCATACCTAATGACGAAGAACGAGGAGCACCTGGGGCGATGTTCGCTTGTCCTTCAACCGAAGCACCCGCACCATACACAGAACCACCAACGCCACCACCAACGAGAGAACCGAAGCTCGTTACCGAGCTGGTTACTGCGATGTTGATTTTGTTAGGAATCTGGTTGACTTGCGGGAAAAGGATTCGGTCAGTTCCTTTCGGGGCGTCTCGACGAGTACCAAGACCCGCATACACGAGTTTTGGTTCCATTGCACGAATCCTCTCCGTAATATACGCGACGAGGAGTTCCGATGTGTTTGCTGACGAGCCACCCCATCCTGAACCTCTTGCTGTTAAAGCCATTTTATTGGCTCTCTAATTCCTGTTATTACGTCCACTGAAGCGCTTTGGCAAGTTCTGCACGCCTTTCATCTTGGGACATTTCCTGAACAGGTTTTTGACCTGCCGGAGCTGGAGTCGTGGACGCTGAACCTCCTGCAACTTGTGGTTGTGGGACTTCAACACCTCCGAGCTTTCCTGCTTTTCCTAAGATAGCGTATCCTGCATCTTCTACAGACATGCCAGCCAGTACTTTTTCCTTAATCTGCTCCTTAAACTCTTTAGCAGCTGGATGAGCAACGACAAAATCAGCATATCCTTCCGAAAATTGAGCACGCTTTTCAGCGTCTGCCTGTGCTTTCAAGGCTTGCTCTTTCGCTTCAGCTTCCGCTTTAACTTTTTCAGAGAGCTGTGTTATCCGCTCTTCACTCCTAGAAGGTTCTTTTGGTTCCTCTGGAGTTGAAGCGGGTTGATTAGTAGTATTTTCAGTCATATTGTTTGATTTATTTGGTAACAATGTTTGCAGGGCGACGAACCACTGCTCACGAAAGACCTCTTACAGTATTAAGTACGGTCAATCACTTAATACGATTAACGGGACAATTTGAACCGAGCGTTGTTCTTCCTATTACACTCATACGCATCGCAGAAGACCAGTAACTTAGACGGGTCGTCTGGATGGTCATAAATGTTATACACTGTGTGTCCAGTAATGTGTTCTCTGCTGTTTGTACCGTTTTTCGGGCAATACACACAGAACAATTCCTGTCCGCGATAGTGCTCACAGAGCTTATATTGCTCTGTTGAGGGCAATCTCGGGTCAATAACCCCGCAGTATTCACAGATGCCTCCACGTACTTGTGGGTATCTGTTTACTACCGGCGAAGAAAAACCTTCATCTCCTTCAATGCGCTTATGCCGAGGCATAATCCATTGTTGAGGAGCTGGCGGTACAGGAGCCGATGGGCGCACCGTCGCCGGAATCTCGTTGGATTCCTCATTCGTTTGTGCCATACAATGATTTTCTTAGGCCAATAAGTTCAACCCTCTTTTCGTTCCTAAAGACAGAGAGGTCGGCGTAGCGTTTAGCCCACGTCCATTCACCTCTCAAACCATTTAAGACCGACATATCGGGTTTCTCCTTTGTTGCCTCTTGGAATATCTTGAGCTCAAGAGTATTCCGTAAGGGTTCAAAGACATCGTTTTTCAAAGAACTCCATGCTTCACTCACTTCTAACGCATCAAGTGCTTTTATGATTCGCACTAGCTCCTCTTCTCTCTTCCGTAGAGCCACTGTCCTATCTTCTGACTGTGTTTCTTCAGCAAGAGAATGAGCACCGAACGCTAAAAGTGAGTTATTCATTACGCTGTTGCCGCTTGGCTGTTCACCAATACCTCTGTAGTGAGGACTGTTGAAGCAGTCAAATCACCAGTAATGATGAGAGCCACGCGGTTGTAAGTACCCAAGACTGGAAGGCCGCTGTAACTCCTCTGTGCGAGGGTTGAAGCGGCAGTACTGCGAGGGGTTGTAAGGATTGAACCAACTCCGAATACAGAGCCAGTAGCAACCGTACTTCCTACTGCAACAGTCGGAAAACCGAACCCTGCAACTGGGATGTTAAGCCATTCAGGGTTGTAGAGGTTTGCGGTGTTGGACACGATTGAAGTGCGTGCCACGTCGTACCATGTCGTTCCTCCGTCATCAGATGTTTGGAACAATGCTGATACTCCACCACCTACGGTTGAGGCTCGGAACTTCACAATAACCCCGTCAATGTCTTGAGGAAGAGTGAACGGAATTGCAACAACACCTGCGGCACTTCCTGCACCTACCTCACCACTGTTGTTTGAAGTCTTGACTACTTTTAATGGGATTCGTATTGCCATATTGTTTTTATTATTTCTTGTAAACCTCGACCATTACTTGTAATTTTTACTCATCGCCTTACTCGCTACGTTCTTCATCCGCGAGCGGGCTTTCTGCATCTTCTGTTGCTGTGTCATTTTCATTCCCTTCTTCATTGTTGTCTTCGTTACTTGTAATGGCGTCTTCATTTGTTTCTTCTGGTGTCATGTCCATAAAGCTCATATTATTTTCGCTTTTCAACACCTTTAATTCGCCCTTTGTTTCTGCTCGCATAAAACACTTGCTTTCCTTTTTTACTTCCATACTCACTTTTCATTGCTCGCATTATCTTCTTTCCTTTAGGCGTTAAAGGCATATCTATTGCTTGTTAATGTGCTCGATAATTTCATTTATCTTTGCAACTATAGTGTTCGTTTCTTCTCTTCCTGTGTCAATGGAGAGTGTTGTGATTGTCTCTTTAAGAGGTGCTGATTCAGTAATGGTATCTCCGGTTTCTTCATGAACCCACCCTGAAGAGACTTCTTCTACGAAAGCAGGGGCTTTCGGTTTGTTTTTAGTTCCTTTTTTCTTTGCCATATTAGTAGCTGTTAGATTTTCCGTATTCAGTGGCTAGGACAGAGCCACCCCCTGAAGTTTTGATTGCTAAGTAACGGAACAAGCCATTAGCGACAGCCGCACCAACCTGTGAAGAAGGGTTAGCTGTGTAAGCTCGTTCTATAGGCACAACGAAGCGTCTGACTGTGCCTGTCGTGATTGCGTGGTCGAAGTTAGCAGTTCCTTCTGCACTAATGACAGACGTAGCCGCAACACTGTTCTGTGCGTCAGAGAAACCCACCCATCGAATGAACGCAGTCGCTCCAACTGCACCAATCTCAACTGCTGTTGTGTTATCCGAAAGGTTAAGGATTGAGGATGTACCTGCTGCGGCATCCTTTGCCCATGTAACTATTGCTTTGAAAGGCGGTGGTGAATCATAGAGAGGAACGGAATTGTCCCCTACTGGTTGCCCTGCCGCATAATTTCTAGAACCCATATTATTGTTGCATATTCTTTTGGCCGATATTTGCTAATGTCTCTTTCCGAAGAGAGGAAGCCGCCTCTCTTGGGTTTTGGTTTGCAACCCCTGGCTGTGGGATTTCAGGTTCAGGAGGAACACCAGGTGCTCCCATCTCTCCCTGCATTGGTTGCATTTGTGCTTGCATCATTTGCATCTTCTTTTGTTCTGCAAGTAATGTTTTATGCCATTCAATGTGTATCCACTTAGCCCACGAGTTCATAGCTTGTGAGTGGACAACTAAGTGCTGTTCGTGATTGTCAGTTTCTTGCACTTGTACCATTTCGTTCTTATCTAGTAATTCATTCTCTTGGGTAGCGGTAATTTCGTCAATAGAGTCAGGTAGAAGAACCTCGATAGTTTGAGGGTCTAAGGATTGGAACTTAGGGAAGAATACGTACTTTTGGAAGTTTCGCATACCGTCAGGAGAGAGCGTCTGCTGAAATGCTGGGTATAGCTCCATGAAGTCTCTACGCTCTACAAGCTCCTTGTATTCAGCTTCTTTCGCAGAGAAGACTAGGACACCAGGAGGGTATTTGGTCTGTATGTCTCCGAGGTCAATAAGCTCAAAAGTAACGTCTTTAACCCCTACCACAGTTGCCATCTTCATGTTCCCAGCCTTAGTGTAACGACGATACCTGCAATACCAATGGCTCCAGAACTCTGCCTCACCGAATTGGAGTACTTTACTTTGTAAAGACTGTGCAAGGTCTGATAGTTGCTGTTGGATAGCGGCTTCTGTAGCAGTCTCTGATGACTTACGAGGTGAAGCCTGTATGTTGGTTCCCACAGGGTCAGAAGCCTCGGTATTCAATACCTGCATGAACGCTTGAAGGGATGGGTCAAGAGCCGCATCAGTGTTGAGAGGAGCGATTGCGTTCACTACGTCAGTAACAGGAATGTGCTGGTATATCTGACGTGAAAGAAGTTGTGAGACATCACGCACTTTATCAGGGTCGTATTGATACAGAGGATTTGCTTTGTCCTTTGCCGCAAGAAATGCAAGGTTAAGAAGGACAGAACGAGCACGGTGTTTGTCTTCTAAGAGGTCAGCAACAGAGAAGTTAATTGTTGAGTGTGGTTCACGGAACGCTTCTTTCACAACAATAGGCCATTTGCTCTTTGTTTTTATTACCTGACCATTCGGAGCGATTAAATCTTCACCATCTCGTAAGTCTAATTTGAAATGATACAAGACTTTAGAGAAATCTTTGTCGAGCCAATACACACACTTATCTCCATCCTCATCATAGGCAAACATCTCCATGATTTGGTAGATATCTCCGTTATATGAGTCATCAGGATTAGGAGTAACAAACTTTGCTTTGTCTCTGATTATCTTGTAGTTCCACAAATACGGGTCAACACCTGATTGAATCTCCTCGCAACTCTTTATACCTGTAATGACGCCAGCGTTAATCAACTGCTCTAACTCATGCTTACTCTTAGTAAGCCACTTCCAGTAGTAGCGCCACTCTTGTGGTTCAGAGAAGAAGGGGTCATACCCAAATACGAGAGGGTTAATGACATGGGGGCGCATTATCTTTCGTGTTTGGTCAAAGCGTAACGTTTCCATGTAGCCTCTTCCAAAGAAGAGTGTGTCCCACGTCCAATCGTAGTCGAGTTGTGCCTTATCCATCTCTCGATAGTCGTTCTGTGCTAACACATTGAGTGAGTTAATCTTCTTCTGACTCAATTCCTCTGATGGCACGAACTTAATCTGCATCTTGTTATCATAGAGGGACGACATGACGCGATTAAAGAGCGTGAGCAAGAGAGTAGATGCAATGTTCTCATCACCTCTCTGAAGGTTATTCATTAATGCAATCTGGTTCACTTGGCGCATCTTGCGCGGATTCAGATAGTAAAACGACTCATCGTAGTACGTATAGAGTCGCTTAATACCCTCGGGCAATGCGTCCCGAAACTTCTTCGACTCTGCGTTCATGCTATATGCCATGTGTATCTTGTGCTATCTCCCGTAGGCTTAATGGAGTCTGTGTTACTAAATGACCTCGTGCTGGCTTTGCGCCAACAAAAATTGAATAGCGTAATTGCTTCTCATCGAAATGTATCTGTGGTTCAATGCGTGTGTTTATCTGCATACCGTCTCTCCACAATGCAATCTCAATGCCTTTCAAGTGTGAATTGAACAGTTCTTGCTTGGTAGGTTTATACTCTTTGAACGCTTGAGGGTTTGCACCAAAGGTAAACTTACGAATGATAGCTACTGCTCCTTCAAATGGGTCATCAGTCAACTTAGTCTCTGACTTCACTTCAATAGACTGCACATCATGCTGATGCCCATCAAAATCAACCTTCCCTAAATCATCGGTTCCTCCAAACTTCTGTAGGTCAATCGAATCTTTCTTTTTCTTTAGTTTCCTTGCCATACGTCGAGCATTTTGTCTCTAAACACAGTACCGCTGTTAAGCATACGATTGCTTCTTATTGTGGTGTCGCTTATTGCCATCGTCAATACGGCAGCGTCCACACAGTTGGGAGAAGCGATGCCCTCTCTGAACAACTCCTCTTTAGGCTGTATGCGAATCTTGGAGTTTCCATCCATGTGCTTGTACTTCACTATCTCAAACTCATTCCATCCGTAGTTATGTAACAAGCGTCCTCCCTTTAAGAGCCATTCTCGCTGTTTCCAATACAGCTCTGCCTTGATGTCCTTAAACATCGTTTCATCTGTTGGCTTAGAACCAAAGTCCACATTCCTCACAGGATAATCTGTCTCACGTAAGCGGTCATACACTCCACGTCCTACTCCTGTTGAGTCCACTACAATCATTGCCGCCTCATAGTCCCTATATAACTCCATAATGACTCCAACTAAGTCCATGGTGTTCTGTAGCTTCTGATTGAAGAGGATTTCTTGCAGGTTTGCGCTCTTCAACACTATGGCTGAATTGTCTCCACCAGCCGCAGGGTCAACGCCTAATACTCTGTACCCAGAGTGCTCTCCTGTTTGTACCATTGAGCCACGTAATTCTCTGTCATTCACTAAACGCAAGTAGCCCTTCTCATCCATGCCTTCATCAAACGCATCCCAATTTCCCTCCAAATATGCTTTGCGTTGTGTTTCAGGCAGTGATTCAAGAGATTTGTAGTACGACGCATCTAAGTGTGGATTGTCAGTAGGTAATGCAGGAACGAACACAAACTCGTATTGCTCTTTCTCTTCTGGTGAGAAGAGACGTTTGACCCAGATATTCTTTACCCACGCCTCTCCTAGAGGGTTACATCCCGCAAGGAACTTCACATCTTTAATACCAGGCCATCGAAGACGTGAACGCAACATATCAAAAGTGGTCTTAGGGTTACGATTGATTTCATCTACTCCCATGACAGCAAACTCAACAGACAAGTATTTCTCTGGTTCATCAAGGTTACGAAACGCAAGGATGCCACTTCCATATTTCTCTTTAAGAGTGAACTCTTTTTTAGACTCGTTGTATGTTCCTAGCCATTCAGGGAACTCAAAGCGAACCTTGGTTAAGTGTCTGTCGTTCAAGCTGGGATAATCCTCACAAAACAATCCTGCTCTTATGCCCTTTATCTTGTACTTGGAGTAGTACTTTAAGAGCCAGTAAATCATCATCCAGCGAAGCCACCTTGATTTACCACTTCCTACACTTCCACCAAATAAAGTGAACTTGAAGCGTTTGCTTGCCTCTTGTGCTTCACGCTGTTTAGGAAAGAAACCTGACAAGTCCGAGAACTTATCAATGCTCTCATTCGTCAACGCTGATGATGTGTTCTCTGACATCTGCATCTACTTGTAGGTCTTGGGTTGGTTTATTCTCTGCCATCTCCCATATCGTCTTCTTATCAATTCCCTCTAAAAACTCTTCTCTCTCCTCTGGAGTCATTGAGAGCAACTTATTCTTCACATATGTCTTCATCGATACGGAACCTTTAGGTCTTCCATCAGGGTTTCCACTTTGCCCTTTCTTGTATTGATAAGGTTTAAGCCATTCTCTGCTGTTTTTTTCCTGTTCTCCTGTATTCTCTTCTTCTTGCATACTTACTCTTTTTGTTCTGTAATAAACTCCTTAGTCCATTCATTATTGCGTATCTTTTCCTCTAACTCTTCCTTTGAAGAAGCAATATACATCTTCCCATCTTTTACTGTTGCTACCCACCCTATAGACATAAGTGTTTGTATTCTTCTCTATGTTCCTTTAGGTAGATAGGCCACTCTGATTCATCTACATACATACGGTGTTCTCTACCCAAGAAATCAATGCCTTCTTTGAATCTCCTTTCAAGGTTGGAATGGATGTCCGCCGTGTTTATCTCTTGGTGGTCGTAGTCTCGTAGTTTCTTGTGTACCGCCTCTAGGCCACCCATATTCGTAAAGTGCCAGCCGCCATTTGGTAGTGTCTTGGTGGTTTCTTTACGCAAATGATTGATTCCTTTCTCTTTCACTTCCTTGTAAGGAGCAATAAACGTGCCCGCCCATTTCTCTGTTGAACGCCTGTTTAGGTGATATGAGTACATGAGTTGTTCCAACTTATGCGCTTCCTTTTGAGGTGTTTGTGGCGTCCAAATCTCATCACAATCGCCGAAATATACAGTGTCAGATTCCTTTAATCCTAGTGCTGACAACCCTACTTGCAGGTGTTCTTTTTGGTTGAAAGACATCTTGAATGGATAGTTCATCTCATACCAATTAAACCTCTGCATGTACTTGAGAATACTAGGATGATAGAAGTCATCCACGACTGCATAGGTGATTTTGTGAACGAACTTTTGGAATCTCTCTTGTGTATACTGTTCGTCAAAATAGAGAGGTTTTGTGCGACCAGAGAACGTTATCGCGGCTTCTCCTAGTATAAAGTGGTCAACGTATGGGTCAAGACAGGATAAGTGCAAATGGAGCATATCTACCTCTCCCGAATACGTGAAACAATCTACTACAGACATAAATGTTTGAACTTAGCTCTATTCTCCTTGAGATACGTAGGCCATTCCGATTCATCCACCGTAAATGTGTAGTGTCTTCCAAATATATCTACTGCTTTTGCGTGGCGTTCAGGAACCATTTCAAGAATCTGTGGTGCGGCATATGTTTCGGCTGTGTAAGTGTCATTAAGTTTGCGTTGTACTTCCTTTAGTCCCCCCATGCTAGTGAAATGCCAGCCACATTCTTCGTTGGTTCGGATATCTTTCCTGTTGCGTTCGTTATTCATCAACCTGTCCTTAAAATAATTATATGGCGCTACGTATGTGCCCCAGAATAGCTCGTTTGAGCGATTGTTGAGGTAATTCGCATAGACTTTAAGCCGTAATTTAGCTGGCATAGGACCATTCCATTGCATAGGAATCTCATCTACATCCCCTACATATACAATGTCGTCAGGTTGAGTACCACATGAGCGAAGAGCTCTAAGTACATGCTCTTTTGTGTAAAACTCTCGCTTCCAGTGCTCTGCCCCTTTTGTGAGTGGACTAGAACGTGCTGTTTCCCAGAGAGCATCATCGTCCCACTTATTTACCACGAAATAATCAATCTTGTTCCACCATTTCTTGTAATAGCGATTGTCCCTGAAGAAATAGAGAGGTTTTGGCTTCCCTGTGAATGTCTGATTTGCTTCAACGATGATGTACTTATCTACCCATGGCGTACATTCAAGATGAATTCGCAAGATATCTCGTTCTCCGTTATAGGTGAAACAATCAATTATCGCCATAACAAGTAATAACTCCTCTCGGCTAACTGCGCTTCAAAAGGAAGCTGTGTATAGTCCAGTGTATCACGCATCTTTTGGTAGAAATCACGACTATATTTCCAAACTGCTTCTCGTGTGAGGATAAAGTTGCCACCTGGTGGAAAGGGAATATGACCAACTTCAGGAATATGAAACTCTTTACACCACTCTTCCCACGAATCGAAGTATTTGTGGAGCATTAACCCTGGAAGGGTATTAACGATGCCTTTTCTTTCGTGATACATTTTGTCTTTGTAGAAACAAACCGGATTACCTTCAGGCAACGTATTATCAGAGTACGTATGGTGGTTCTGTGTTAGCAATGGAGTGAAGGTTTGATTATCTTTGACTGCATCAAATTCTTCTTTTGAAATGTATTTGAATAGGTTCGATTTCCCCCACAAGAAATATTCAGGAAGAGCATCATAGTTTTTGATTAAGTATCCTAGTTTGTCGTAATCAACATTGCCAATATTCTCTGTTTTATATACAGGGCCATAGCGCGTCAGATTCCTCTCAATCCCATCGTCGCTCCTATCGTAAATAATTGGCTCTAAATCAGGATATTCTAGCACCCACGTCGGGTTATAGTTGTAATTTACAAGTACCGCTTCCATAGTTCGATTACTCTAAGAATAAGATTCCAAACCCAACTTTTCGGGTAATCAAACATACGTGAATTGCTTGTAGTAACAAGCAGGTCTAGCCCAGGTCTTTGTGTTGCGTCTAGCCCAATAACGCGGAGCTATCGTCACAGCAGTAGGGTCTTCATGATGTTTCAGTAAGCGAGGAAGAATAAAGAAAGCACTGTTAGGAATTATTGCGTGCTTTGCAAATCGCGCTGACCTCCAATTGAATCCCATATTTTCATGTTTACTATGTGAAATAGGTTTGTTATCTACAAAGCTCATGTTCCCTTTCACGCTATGAAAGAACTTCATCGCAAAATCGGGGTCATCGGTATGCACTTGAAACTCAACACGAGGAGTAAAATAACTCATTGCGTTCTCAAAATACTCTCTTGGTAATCCAAGATTCGGGTCTGTGTAATACTCTCCACCTCGAAAACCGAGAACTACAGTATCGTTAGGTACTTCTAACGGTTCTACTCGCAACCACTTGTTAATGTTATCTAAGTTGTGTCCCCAATACTTTGAGTCTTCAAATGAACCATCAATAACGGTGTTATCTTCTACAAAGTTAATTTCAGGGTCGTAGGACCGAATGTCTAAACCATTTTCTTTTACTTCTTTCTCATTCCAACGACTCGCGTGAAATGTAGAGTCTTTAGACTTTGGTTGGAATGGTTCAATAGTAGTTAAATTAAGAAAGAAGTTTGCTTTGAATGCTTCGGGAAAAACCATAGAAAACTTATATCCTTTTTCTTCTGCAAGAGTCCTGACAGTAATGTATCTAAAGAGTTGGTCGCCTAATCCGCTACCTTCATGGAAAATCCCAGCAATCATACATCTTTCAAATACTCAAACACATTTATCTTCGGTTCCCAATTTGGAGTAGAGTTCTGAATGACAGATTCTTTCGATTCCATACGAGGAGGCAAATGATTCACTTTCTTTCCTTGTGCGAGTTCAATAACACTCGTTGCTATTCCATTACCCAACTCATATTCACCACACCGCCAATCTTGGGCTTTGAGCAGTGCTTGAATGATATCATCTACGTGCACATACGTTCTTGTGTTATCTCCACTTCCATATACCTCCACTTCATCCAGTTCTTTGAAGATATCTACGACACTTCGGGAACCCTCGCCATATACATTAGGGAGTGTGCAAATGACGTAATTGTTGTGGAATTGCTTGATATATTCAGCGCACGCCCATTTAGAGAATCCATACGGAGATGAACGGTCTTTTGATGCCGCAGAGTTTGTATAGATAAGTTTCGCTTCAGGATACGCATGTACTAACCTAATAGTCATTCGCAGGTTATCTGCATCATGGATTGGGTCGTACCATGAATACTCCACAGAAGATTGAGCCGCAAGATGATAGATGATATCTACTTCTTCTGGAGGTGGTAGAGCACACGTAATGAGGTTTGTCCCATCTCTTACATCAATACCTGAAAACTCGTCAAACTCATCAGCAAGAAGAGAGCCAATCCATCCTCTGTAACCTGTTATGAGAATCATACGTGCTTCACTACTGCGAGTCCCGTTCCCTCCGAGTTAATTTCTTGCCATTCCCAATCAGGATTGTAGAGAAAATCATGGATACATGCGCTGACTTCAGGAATGAGATAGTCATGGAAGATGATGTACTTTTTTGTTCTTCCCGCATGACGCCACAACTCTTTGACGATATGGCTATACAAATGGAGTGTGTCTATGAACAGGACATCGCACGCAGGTTTAATCTCAATGTTTATTGAGTCTTGCTGTACAAAATTAAATCCACTTCCTTGCTCTCGTGCCGCTTGTTCTACTTCCAAGACATTCCCAAAAGGAGGAGCAACTATGTCTACTGAAATAAGATGCTTTGGTTTACTCACTAAGAGTGCCCACGTAGAAACACAGTTACGCACGCCCAGCTCAACGACAATGTCTCCCTCTTTCACATACTTCCGTATTGTAGGGAAGTGCATGTTTACATCCGAGGGGGTTTTCAGTAGCTCTTCGTATTTTTCTTCTGCAATACTCATACATCTACTTTATGAAATGCAAACGTGTTAATGCCTTTATTCTCTGGTATCTCATGTTCCTTAGAGAAATGAACTGCTTGCTCAAGCGTTGCAAACTTACACCCTTGGTCTTCGAGCCAACCCCTGTTATGGCAACAGATAAAGCCATCCTCATTAGTAAATCCGTAGTAAGGTCGCCACTCTCTCGTTCTTACTAATTCCATGAGCTCCTTAGAACGTAACGACACACTGTTTCCAACTCGTTGCAGTCTACCTTTATCATCCTTGTAGGAAAAATTATCTACAGGCATAGGCCATGGAGCACCTATGTAATCTAAAAGCAACCATTCCGTATTCCATAACGCTGGATTCTTTACGTAGCCGTCTTGGTGAATGAGGAGGGCATGGGTAGTGTGAACATAATCTGGTAACTCTTGAATTACCTTGCGATTCCATTCATCAATGGAGGAAATCTTTTCATCCCAAATCAGCTTTACACCTCCAAACTCTATCTCATTGCATGACTCATCAATAGCTTTTTTAGCTCCCGCGAAGTCGCGGTTAGTGAGGAGAATGAGTGTTACGTTAGGAAGTTTTAGCATAGAACTTCTCGAAGACCTTAACCATTCCTTTAAGGTCTTTTGGAGAGTAGCGAGGATGCACAGGTATCCAGAATGAATGGCGAAGAATGTAATCAGAGTTTTGGAGATTCCCCACTTGTCGGTGTGGCACTCCCTCATAGGCCGGATGACGTAGCACGTTCCCTGCAAACATGCTTCTTGTCTCTACACCGTTCTCTTCTAAGTGCATGAGAAGCGGCATACGTTCTTCCGTCGTTGTAAGGGGAAAAGAAAACCATGAGGGGTTAGCACCCTCTACTGTTATTGGCATTATTAAGTCATCAAACTTTGAAAGTTCTTTATAGAGATAATCAAAGTTTCTTCTCCGCAATCGTTTAATTTTCTCTGTCTTTCGCAACTGAACTCTCCCCATCGCCGCTTGTAATTCAAGAGGAGAAAGGTTGTACCCTATCTTTTCGTAGATGAACCTCGCGTCTTGGTCTTCGGGGAGCGTCGGCCATTTTTTATTGTTGATTCTGCTTTTGATTTCACTTTGTCTTCCCCAGTCTCGATACATTCGCACTTTACGGGCAAGTTCTCTATCGTTCGTAAATACTCCCCCACCTTGTCCCATAGCAACAATATGCGCGGCATGGAATGAGGTGAAGGATATGTGGCCAAATGTTCCAACTCTTTTAGAGCCAATAGTACCTCCCCAACCGTCGCAGTTGTCTTCAATGACATATAGTTTGTGTTCGTTAGCTATCTTCATAATGCGTTCCATGTCGCAGGGGTTCCCTACTGCATGGACACAGATAATCGCTTTCGTCTTTCCTGAAATTGCTTTTTCTATCTGGTCAGGGTCTATGTTGTAGGTTCCTACCTTGGTATCTACGACAACAGGAATGAGGCCACACTGAAGAATTATGTTGAAGATTGTAGGGAATGTAACCGCCGGAATGATAACCTCACTACCCTTTTCCAATTCAAGGGCACTTAACGCAAGTAATCCAGCACTTGAGCCACTGTTAGCACCAAGACCATACTTTACTCCAAGATACTTGGCGGCTTCTTCTTCAAACTTTTCACCCTCCTTACCCCATGGGAACCATCCGCTATCAAAGGAACGAAGAATTGCCTTACGTTCTTCCTTACCGACTAGCGCCCCTCCGTATCGCCATTTATATTTCATGCAGAAAGTTCTTTAATAATATCTTGTAGTGAGTATTGATAGTCCCAATCAGGGTAATCGGAACGGAACTTTGTTACATCATGTACATCCCATAGGCGGTCTCCTCTCCTGTTAGGGAATCCAAACTCTAATTTGGCTTTCTTCCCTGTCTCTTTCTCAATCATATCAACTGCCTCTAGGAGAGAAACAGAACGGTTCGGTCCACCCCCAATGTTGTAGACATTACTTCCCTTAAAGTCAGAAATAACGTGCCCGAACGCATCTGCTAAATCACTCGCATGTATTTGGTCGCGTACTTGTTTGCCATCCCCATGCACTTTGTAGGTAATTCCCTCTTTAATGCACTTCGCTAGATACGCAAGGAATCCGTGATATTCCGCACCTTGATGGACTTTTCCTGTTATGCACCCAGGACGAAACACTACAACTTTCATTCCGAAATAGTTTGCATATTCCTGTGCGTACATATCAGAAGCGGCTTTTGAGCATCCAAATAGGGAACGAACACCTGCAAAGTCTAATCCAAGCGTTTCAGTGAAAGGTTTTTCACTTCCTGTCATATTTTCACCATATACCTTGTCAGTAGATACATGCACAAAAATTGCATCTGGAGCGTACTTGCGTGTCGCCTCTAAGAGAATGAGGGTGGCTCGTGCATTTGTATCGAAGTCCATTAAAGGGTCGTTCTTTGCCCAATCGTGAGATGGTTGTGCGGCTGTATGAATGATTGCGTCAAACTTGTGTTGCTTAAAAAGCTCCTCAACAGCTTCTTGGTTTCTTATATCCAGTTCAATGGAATCGCCATATTCCTGTTTAGGAGTACCGAAAAAGTAGCTGCGCATATTTGCGTCTACTCCAACAGGAGTCCATCCTTTCTTCTTACACATCTCCATACAAGCTGAACCTGTAAGACCTAATGAACCTGTGATTGCAACTTTCATACAAGAGTCCACTTAGAAAGTAATTGCGTCCTTTGTGCTCCATCCGTAAACCATTTCGCAGGGCAAACGACTTTCTTTTTAGGATTTCCTAAGTACGCCGCCCACCAAGAAAAGCTACTATTTGCCATGATAATCCCTTTACAACTGGCCATTGTGTTCATATCCTCTGTTTCTGTTGTGTGATTGTGGAGTTCAAAATCAATACCCAATGATGGGATATTCTTTTCACACCACTCACGGTCATCCTTGTCTTGTGCTTCACTTTGATTGTCCTTACAAAACACGAGGAACTTTTCTTTTGGGAACAGAGAAACTGCTACTTTATAATAATCAGTGTCCCAAAGGTTGACGTGAAATTGTTGAACTTTTAAGTAGTCTCCTCTACGAATATGTAGAGCAATGCGCTCATCATGGCCAATACCATGACCAAATAGTGTTTGTATCTCATGTGCATATTTTTCCCAATAATGTTCACCCTGAACATACACATCAGGTATCAACTTCTCACGCGCCAAAGACCACAAAAACGCCTCCTTGAACATGAGATTGCCCAACCCTCCGATGACTTGTCTAACGGGTCGCATGGTTCTTTTTTATCTTATACCCAGAAGAAAAGATTTTCTTAGGATAGGTGAGTACGAAAACCTGTTTCCAGGGGTGAGAGTTGGGTTGTGGACGCCCTTTTCTTTTTGTCTTGTATTTGGGAGGAAGTTTTAACATATTATTCAATCCATTCTTTATGCTCCTGTTGCCATTTGATAGTTCCAGAAAGGGATTCTTCAAACGTTTTCGGTGATTTCCAACCCTTGCTGTATAGCTTCGTCATATCAAGGCCATAGTGCGGGTCGTGTCCAGGTCGGGCACTGTGAGAGTCAACGAGTTCGTATTTTAATTCTTTCCCCATGAGAGAGGCGATTGTCTGTGCGAGTTCAAGATTATCCAGTTGTTTATCTCCTGCAATGTTATACCTATCCGGCCTATCCGCTGAAAGCGGTACGTGCATGTGAGGAGGAAGATTCTTGAGAATGAACAAAATTGCATCCGCAAAGTTCCGTGAGTGGATGTATGAGCGAGAGCCGATTTGTCCCTCCCTTCCATGAATGAGAATAGTTTCGCCATTTTCTACTGCTTTCTGAATCATCACGGGATATTTAGTGGGTTGTTGCATTTCCCCAAAGTTATTCATCGTGTTTGTGATGATTACAGGGACACCATAGGTTCTCCAGTAAGAGATAGCTATGGCTTCTTGCGCCGCCTTTGAAGCGGCATAGGGATTAGAAGGGATAATGGCATCCCACTCTTTCCGTAAATCACCAAACTTCGAGGCAGACGCACCGTAGACTTCATCGGTTGAGATTTGGATAAAGACTTCGGGTTTCGCTTCTCTCGCATATTCAAGTAAGTTAAGGGCTAAGTTAACATTGTTTTGTACAAAAGGCACAGGGTCTTGAATAGAGGCTTCTACGTCAGAAAGGGAAGCCATAGAGATGATGTAATCAATCTTCCCAAGGCGTCTTTTAAGAATCGGTGAAAGGGGAGCCGAGAGGTCATGGGTATGGACAGAGATTCTGTCTCTCCATTCAGGGTGTTCACTGGTAACTTCAAGCAAACGCTCACCCCATCCTTTGTGCCTGAACGAGTCAATGCCGATTATTTCCCAATCGGTGTTGTGCATGAAGTGCGCTACAAAATGAGTCGCAATCGAACCTGAAATGCCAGTTAACAATACTCGTTTACTCATATTTTTTAGAAGTTTCCTCCCATTCTTTATTCTTCTGTTCCATGCTAATTTTCTCCGTGGTTTGATGAGGCCCAACACCAATGACCACGACGGCATCCTTAATCGTGTAAGGGAGGCCGTGTTGCTTATAAATACGCCAGTACCAGTCCACATCTACCGTCCAATCAAGTGATTCATCAATTTCTGGTATATCCTTGTTTCTCAAACTGATGGTCGCAAATCCACCTACTGTGTTGTATCCCTTAAACAGCTTGTCATTCCAATTCGCTTCGTGGTAATTATTTGGTCCTTTCCCTTGGTCGTGCAGACATGCGGTGGCAAGCCAATACACCTCCTCATGTTTGAAAGCATCTACAATTTTCTGTAATGAATCTTTGTCAAAGAAGTAATCATCCATTCCCATGAGCTTTATAATGTCCCCCGTGGCTTTCTTTATGCACGCATTGTAGGTCTTTCCCATTCTTCCCTCTTTCATTAGAACAATCTCGTAATTTTGATATGTCTGTTCATTGAGTGTTGCCAGTAAGCGACATAGAAAGAACGCTGTCTGTGGAGTATCGTGATAGGGGATGACTATAGAGACTTTAGGCATATTATTTTGCTTGTGGAAAATCCTTATAAATCTGCGCCATTAGCTTGTCGTGGTGTTTGAGTGCATCCTTAAACATGGACTTTTCTTTAATTCGATATTTCCATAACGGCTCCGGTACGGTAACGATTCTAAAACCTCTGGTGAGTAAGTTGAACCACATATGCAGGTCTTCGTATCCTTCAACCATTCGAGGTGAATATCCTCCAACTTCTAACAAAGCTGATTTCTTTATCAGAGAACAATACCCAACACGATTACCTACTTTGAAGTCCTCCAATGTAGGATTCGCCATCAAGGTAACTGTGGCAGTTCCTAACCCATACTCCTGAAATGATGGAGATACAACCTCTGCGCCAGTTGCATCGGCAATCATCTCTAAGACCTCAACACACCTAGGAAGTAAGGAATCGTCCGCATCGAGAGGTAAAATGTATTCTCCAGTCGCGTTCATTATCCCCGTGTTCCGCGCACTCGCTAATCCTTTATTCACCTGACTAATTACCCTCACTCGTGGCTCGTATTTCTGTGCGATTGCAAGGGAGTTATCCGTACTACCATCGTCTATCACAAGTACTTCACAGGGAACTGATTGAGCTAAGGCCGATTCTATCGCCTCTTCCAAGTATTCTTCTTGGTTGTAGCTCGGAATTATGCAAGTAGTTTTCATTGCGGTTTGATGAACTCCGAGAGTTGTCTACCTCCTTCTTTTGAGACAGACCAAGGTTTTGTAAGGGTGATTATCTTGGGCTCGTATTCTTTGCCCCACATGGGGATGTAATACTCTTTCAAGAGAGAATCAGGGTATACATATGAAACGTCAAGGAACGTAATGTCGCCACCTTTTCTCTGGTACTCCCACAGATACTTATTCCAATGGCTTTCGTCGTTCCAGATAGCGGTGTAATTCTTGTCAAAATCATCATTGATTCCCTTTTTCATTACCCTCATGGCCTTTAAGAACTTCTTTGCGACTCCTCCTTGGAGTCCTCCTGCCGCGTAGAACGGGTAAAAACGCTTCTTTCCAGGCTCTTCCTCAACAACATGACCCAAACGATGAATGTAGGCGGTAGACTCTGGATTTGGCTCATACGGAGGCAACATACGCTTATTTACCGCATAGCCAGGGTGAGGTGCGGCGGTAAGACCTTCTCCTAAGAGTTCATCACTCACCTTCTGGACGACTTTCATGTCGGAATCTAAGTAAAACAAATAGTCGTACTTCTTCAGTCTTTCCTCTTCGTTTAAGAAGAGGTGGTAGCGCATGAGTGTAGGTGCTGGCCATGGCGCAGGGTCTGATTCGATAAGCGTTACTCCTTTTAGGAAGTTCTCCAATTCTTCTTCTGCTGACCGAATGATGGAAAAACACACTGATTTAAGGATGTCTACGAAATGGTTGACCTGTTTCTCGTCATCTTGATTTACAGCGGCTTCGATAAAGGCAATTCCTTTAGAGGGGTCAACGCGATAAAAGACCTGCATCTTCTGTAGGTCTTGGACGTACTGTGGGGTAGCGGGATAGAGCTGGAAGTATTGGATGGTCTTTACCGCAAAATCTACTGCTTTGGCGGCTTTCTCCTTTGGAGTACCTACAATGTGTTCAGATTCAGCTACAATACTGTTCTTCACTTCTTGGAAACGGTGCAAATCTGACCAGACAAAGAAATCTACGTTGTGGTGAGGAAGAAAATGTTTCTTACAGTCCTTTACTACCTGGATAACATACGGCCAGTAGAGGTCGTTAAGGCACACGAATAGGAGTGCTACTTTCTTCTTTTCCTTAATTTCTGCTACCAGTCCGTCATCATTTACTTCAAACTTGGAGAAATACTTATTTTTTGGGAGAGCGATTTTTGCTTTTCGCACCTTCATGTGCCCTTCATGGTATCTTGTGCTATTTCTTGGTCAAGTTCATCGTGTGTATAAGTAGGTAAATTGGACTTACCTATAACCTCTAACTTAATATTTTTAAGTGTCCAAAGCTCCACTGGCTCTAGGTTGTGCTCCTTATACCACCAGTCTGGGAATTGGATGTACATGGGACGAGGTGATTCGTCCTTAAATCCTTTGTGCTCTTTCCATGTTTCTTTCATAGTGTCAAGTTATCTTCTCTATCCGTGACACCCATTTTCCTGTCTTGGCCACTTTACGCCAACTCCATACCTCTATTCGACCTCCAGCACTATGCCAAGCCCCTAAAATTGGACTCTGGCGCACTTTAAGTGCCCGAGCCGTATGATTCGTTGCTGAAGTGCATTGCACGCCTACAATCGAGTTTTCAAGGTAGAGAATGTCAAAGATTCCAAAGAGGTCTTGGCGTATCTTGGCAAAGCTATTCCAGTGCTCCGTGACGGCACAAGGAACGCCTCTCTTTCGTAGTTCTTTTAAGGTTCTTTGAGTTGGAGATGTTTTCATGTCCTCATTGGTCTAGGTAGCATGGGGTGTTTGAGCTTTCCTTGTTATCTTTAGTCTCGCCGCCCATCTATGCCAAAAACATCGTTCTCGCTTACAATTTAAATCTAAACATACATCATGGTCTTTTTTCTTCTTACTCATAGGTAGTTATTTGGTTTGGTACGCCTGTGATTTCTTTTGGCGGGTTTTGTAATAGTTCGCGGATGTCGAGTAAGACTTCTAAAACATCAACAATAAAATCGCGTTCCACGGTATCAGAATTAAATCCATTCCATATTTCTTGTCTACTTCTCATATTCTAGTTCCTTATGGTTGCTTCCAATATATTTGATATCCTCTTCATATCATTAAGAATGAGTCGCAATTCGTTTTCGGTTCCTAACTTCTCTTCTTTTATTTTCTCAAACAACTTTATGATAATTCCTATCCTTTTTTTAATTTCATCCATACTTATATTATTTCTTGGGGTGGCTAAGTTCCGAATATATCATCAAATAATCTTCCAGCGATTTTGAAAGGAGCTTCTACCACATCAACAACAACATCGCTTACTTTTTCAACAATTGGTTTGTTGTCTCGCTCCATTTCCGCAAGCTTTAATAACAGTTCTATTTTCTCTTTTTCGTCCATATATTTCTTATCTTGTTAGTGTGGGGGCGAGAAGTTTCTTTAAATCATCTCGTTTTTCTTCTAGTAATTCTGCCACCTTTTCCTTTATAAAGGGTTCTTGTTCAGCAATGAAGGCGTCCATCACCCTATCAAATATAATATCCTGCAAGAGTTTTAATCCATTTGTGCCTATAGCCTCGTAGACACTTTCAATACTAATGTCACCTAAAGCTGGCATGTGCACCGTTATCTCGGCTGGCAACTTAATTTTTATATCTAGCTCTTTCATAAACCTATTTACCTATTCTTGGGGGGAGTTCTGGTGTCGGGATTAACCAAACATAATCAAGCAACTTCGCCATAGGAATCTCAAACTCAACTCGTTTCTTCCCCACCTTACGAACTAACTTTAGCGGCCCGATAGCATCAAAGATGAATGGTTTTTCTATAAGGGTTTCGTACTCTTCTAATTCATACCAACTCTTCACCTTCTTACTCTTATGTAGTTTATTCATGGTGATTGATTTTACCTTCTTCATACCTGTTTATTCTTGGGTGGTTTCTTAGGTCTTCCACCTAGCTTCCCATTAATACGAGATGCACGAGCTTTTTTCTTGGTGCGGATTTTTCCGAGAGCTACTGCGGCAGGATTTTTCATAGTTCAATCCCGAACTCTTTTTTGAGCTCACTCAAAGGTTTTAGTGCCCCGTTGAACTTTGCAATAAATTCTTCTTTTGAGGTCTCGCGCATTTTGTACATCCCATTTTTATATCCAATCTTCTCTCCTTGTTCGTAGCCAAAGTTTACCCCGCTATTGTAAGCAATCGCTTCGCTTGCCGTTCTCCATTCCATGGGGTAAGTACGATTGTATTTAGAACAATTTGATGAGCAGTGAAAGTTGTAGCACTGATTTCCTCCGCAACCACACCCGCAACGCCAATCAGGAAACATAGGAACAATAGTCGGTATGACATCATTACTGTTTCTATTTACGACACCAAAACTGTAACCAGTTATAAATAACATAAAACCGCCAACACTTAACATAAGTATCTCCATATCCCTATCCTATATCCTGCCGTTAGGTTTGTCAACCTCCCTTCTGTGTATAAACACATGGGTCTCTTTTAAGAGTCAAGTTTTTTCGAGTCGGCAACCTTACGCGAACTTTCCTTAATCTCTCGGAGTCTAGTGAGTCTCTCTTCTTTAGTGAGTTCCCTGCCTTCAAAGGGATTTTGTATTTTAGCGGTAGCTTTACTATTCTCTTCTATTCTACTCTCCTCTACACTGGCTAAGCCGTTGCTAAGCACATAATCGCCATTACTTGTCAATGCGAGCCATTTCTTATCTTCCGTGTATTCAGTTCTCCTTAAACGCCTGCTATCAAGCCAATTATTCTTACGCCAGTGAGTAATAACGATGATTCCGCTTGGACAACGGATGCAGAAACCCTTGGCTAGTAAGATATTAAGGTCGTCATCAGTCCCTCCATGTACTCGTAATACCGCTTTCGCACTCACAAATCCTTCGTCATCTGCAGACATGCCCAAAAGAAAATACAGTCCTTTTGAGGACATTGGCATATCGACAAAGCGTTCATTGTCTACAATTGAACGGTCAAACATTCTTTTCTGTGCCATACATCAAAAATTATTACGACCACACAACGAGCGTGGGCAAGTTGTGCAGTCATAATAACTTTTGAGTCCCACGCTCATATCCGAACAGTATAAATTCTTCACGCTATCTTCACAAGTGGGGGTTGTGGATAAACCCACACACCTGTTGGGGAGAAAACAAAGAGCACCTCCGAAGAGATGAAAATACTCCCCAACATGTGTATAGGTTCCTCTCATGTTTTAAGAGAAGGGTTGGTGGGGAATGCGAGTTTTTGCCGTGGTCTCAACTCGCGGGGACAAAAAATTACCACGGGAACAAGCCGCGCCACGCTCCCATTGAATCCCCCATCAACTCTCCTCCGCTGGAATGTGCTGAAAGGGATTATACCACCTATGATGGCCGCTTCGTACGATTCCACTCTTCCCTGCTGATTGAATTGTTAATTCTCTTTACCCGAACATTCACAGTTCCTAGCTCAACATCGCAATCATCGAAGGCAATGTCTACTGGTACACTCCCTTTAACCGGAAACTCGTCAGCTGTGAGTCCGAACTTTTCTGCCCATGTTTTAGCCCAATAAACACCACTACCACTCCAAATTATCATCGTATGCCCTTGGGATTGGAACCATTTGTATATAGCTATTACTTCATAGTTAGGAGTATCACGTCCAAATCCAGAAGCGACACTAGGGATTAGAAGAGTATCGTCAACATCAAAAGCAATGCGCATACCTACAGTTTGATATCACACCTCTTTCCTTCTTCTTTATTGGGCATATTAGGATTTAGATTTTAATTTTGGTATATGGAAGATATGGAGGCCGCCTCTATGAGAGGATTGCCAACACAACATTCGGAACATGGTGTTGTCGTAAAGTGCCGAGATAATATCCTCGTTTCCACTCCATCCAGCAGTAGCAAGTCGGAGCTCTCGATATTCAGTATCAAAATCATCCTTTTTCCAGTCTCTAAACTCTGCCCAATCGGAGAAGTGCCAAAGGGAACAGACGTATTCAGCTAAACTCAAAAAGCCGTCATTCTCACAAGGCCACTCTTGAATCTTCTTCAACTCTTCTTCTGTAGGGTAATCAGCCATACTCTATTTCTTTTTAGGGGGTAATGTGTAAACAATGGTGCCGATTGATATGATTGTAGTTATTTCAGAATCACGGTCGGGAATTACCCACGCCTTCACCTTCCGTACTTTCTTCTTTTTATTGGGTTTCATATAGACAAACTCGAACCGCCGAGAGCTTCCGTCATATAAGACACGATAGCAGGGATGTACCCATCATCGTCGGAGCCGCCGTCATGCACTTCATAGTCGGGTTTATCAGGTAAGTCTTCGTAGTCAAAAAAATGGCCGACGTATATTGAGTAGGTACCTCGGTCGTGAGTTACAACGGTAAATTTCCTTGTCCTAAACAATTGTATTATTTCATCTTTGATTTCTTTCTTTTTCATATATAGCGAGGAATTGGGTTAGTCTTCAAGTTCTTCTGCCGCTTCGATAATGTGTTCTCGGCCGCCTGCGGGTAGAATGTTCAGGTAATTCGCAGACTTAATTTGCCGCGCCTCTTCTATGTCAGTCATGATTACAACTATCATTTCGTCTTTCTCCATACCTTATTTCGTGTTATCTGATTCTCTGGTAGTGCCGCTGTTTGATAAGAGGTGGGGATGTTCGTGGACGTTTCCGAGAATTTCAATATCATCAGCACTTGATGCTGGTAAGGGTTGATATTCGTCTCCCCATGTTATGAGAAAGAAAGGCGGACGGTACTCTACGCGGTATTGCCATCGGTCTTTGTAGCGTACAATATCCCCCTCAAAGATGGGAGTTCCGTTCTTATCCGACAATCCTGTGGCTTGCATGAGCTTGTATTTTGCATTTGGAGACGTAGGGGCAAATGAGTGATACTTACCGTCCGAAGTACAAATGAATCCCTGTCTCCAATCCAACACGAAGTCATCAATCATCTTTTCCCCGTCCCACGCCCTGAAACGAATAGGTCTCATGATTGTTTTGGTTTATCGGATAAAGATTCAATTCATTGTTAAACCTGGAGTCAGGGATTCCCATTCTTTAGGAGAGATGGAAAACTTCCAAGACATCGCGTCCTTAACTGTTGTGTATTCAGGCACGCCGCTCATGTACCACTTATCGCTTCCAGGCACTACATCGTCGTAAATCATGTAGTAGGCGTCTTCTGTGAATAGTGGGCGGTCTTTTATCGTAATCCCTTTAGGAAACTTATAGAGTTGGTATCTGATTTTAGTGCCATCTAAACGTGTCTTGTAGTGCTCATCGAGCAACTCCCCTTTTGCTATCTTGATAAACTCTTTCACATCGCCGAATCGCATTGCTTGGGTGCGTTGGTCTATGTCTTCGATTGCGAGAATTTCCTCAAACGGCATCTTTCCACTGACAACTTTCTCCCACAAATCTTTGGGAAAATTAACGCTATTGAGATAGTAGAATCCTGTCCCATCTTTCCATCCGATTGCAGGAAGTTGGCTTGAATGAAGTCGTCCGTTACTCCAACGAACTGTCGGCTTTTCGCATACGAAAAGAACGTTTCCAATAAAAATAACTATAGGAATGTTGAGGAGAATATCGAAGTACTGTTTTAGAGATTCTTTGTCATACTCAACTCCAAGATTTTCTGTGTAGTCGTAGTATCCCGCCCAGTCGTAGAGATAGTAGGATACATAATATGAGTACTTGATATTTTTTGAGTGGAGTTGGGAGTCGAGTTGGGAGCGGAGTTGGGAGCGGAGTTGGGAGTCGAGTTGGGAGTCGAGTTGGGAGTAGAGTTGGGAGCGGAGTTGGGAGTCGAGTTGGGAGTAGAGTTGGGAGTGGAGTTGGGAGCGGAGTTGGGAGTGGAGTTGGGAGTCGAGTTGGGAGTCGAGTTGGGAGTCGAGTTGGGAGTAGAGTTGGGAGCGGAGTTGGGAGTCGAGTTGGGAGTCGTATTCCAATTTCTTTCCTTCAGTCGCTACCCGAATCAAATCAATCGTATTTTGGAATGACTCTCCGAACACGACAATCTTTTCTTCTCCGTATATCTTCTTGAAGATTTCTTTGACCTTTGCGCGGTTAATAGGTGCAGATGCTAAATCAATCCATTTCTGGATATATGCGGGGATTGCCGCTTCCTGTTCTTTAGTGAGAGTGGATATTTTCTTCATACCTAATCTATGACATTCCTTGTAATTCCATCAGCAAAGTAGTCTATTTCTCTCTCGTGCCCGATGCGATATGTACCAGGCGCTAGTTTAATTTCCTTGTGTTCTTGGTGCCTCACGATTCCTTCACTTTTAAGGCGCATGATGTACCCATCAGCAACTTGTACGATTTCTAGGTCGTCTGGATTGGCAACTGATACGGTGTGGTGGTGGCCTGTAGCTTCTCCATATCCGACGATGTAGGAACCTTTGTGCTTTAATTTCTTGCCTTCTAATTCTCCCTTGAAAGGGTGAAAGCAAATATCTCCTTGATGACTGAATTGCATAGTTATTTTATTACTTAGTAATGTTAATAATGTAGCTCATTGTTTTTTGTTAGTTTGTAATGCGATGAATAATTTGGCTACTGCTTCTTCGGGGGTCGAGGCAATACAATCTTTGTGTGGAATCACATAGGCATAGGCAGTCCATTTGTTGCTATCAATTCGTGGCCTCCCAAGTGTGCAAAATGAGTTTCCACACGCCTCTATAAGCTCCTCTAGGGTGGGAACGTATACCTCGTCTAAAGGCTCTTTTCGTATAGGTGTAGAGCGGGTGTACTCGTTAGTGGTCGGCGTTGGCCAGCCCAACAGAATTTCCCCTTTGCCCTCTTGCGGAAACCCCGCCTCTTTTAGTTCCTTTGCTAGTTCGTAATTCATGATTCCTTTGTGTTAGTGGGGTTGGTAATGAACTGGCGCAGTTGTTTCGCAAACTCACGATTCTCTTTAGAGAGATATAGAAAATTAATATCTTCTTGAGGTATTGCCGCCAATATCCTCTCTCGTTCTTCCTGAATAGCGTCTGCTCGGACTTTGGAGATGTAATCAATCATCGCGGCTTCACCAATGTCTCCCAAACCAAACTGAAAGCAAAGTCCCTTGAACCTTTTTATCCAACCCCCGTCCTCTTTCTCTACGGTGTGGCAGGGGCAAGTGTCATTTATGCAAGAAGGGTCTGAAATCAAAACACGGTCGCCGTTAATATCCTCCATATCTTTCGGGCAACAATCATTACAACATTGGTTCTCTTTATTTGTCATAGGTATATAGATGTTATAGGGGGGAATTATTCACTAAAGACTTTATCTTGGCACTTTTGGCACATTCCCGATATTCCGTACTCTTTTCTTGATAGGCCATCTCTGAACTTTCCGACAGGTTCGCCGCAAAAACTACAATCGCCTCTAATAACTCTTTCTGCCATTTCAGGGAAGATTTTGAACGCCGGTTTATTTAAGTCAGGTTTCTCCATACTCTCTAATAGGATTAGGTGGTTAATTTTGGATACCTTTGTTTAATTTCCTTCTCTGCTCCGAAATGTTTGATTCTGTCGCGCACGATTTCTTTTATTGCCATGCGGTTTTTTGCTTCTTCTTTGTGGTGCTTTGTGCAGAGGGGGATTATCGCCCAGAGTTCGTTAAGTCTCTTTCCGGCATACGTTACGGCGTGATTCCACTCTACTCGCCCCATACACTCTGCATCCCAGAGGGCGCATTTCTTCATGAACGGGTCTTGCGCAAGTTCCTCACGCATCTTCTTCGGAATGGGGCAACGGAGACTCATAGGAAAGAGTAGATTCTGTTGCGAAGACTCGCTAGTTCTTTTGGTATTACATTTTTGTACGCCTCTAGTTCTAGCATCCTTTGTCCCTCTTTCGTTCCTCTCCAATTCCTTTTTATGGAAACATCTGATACATCGGCTTGCATGTGGTCAAGAAAGTAGAGAGCTTCTTGCTTCTTGAGTTCTGCGAGTTCTATGCACACCGCAGAATATACATGGGTAAGAGCGTCAAAATACTCCTCTATTTGCTCTTTGGTGAGAGATTTTTCTTTGACTTGTTCTAGCAACTCTTTCAGGTTCATAGGGTGTCAGTGAAGTACCTATACGACTTTGGTATATCCTCATATCGTATCTGACCTTTGAGATATTTCAAGCGATACTCTCTACGTTTGCGCTTCATGTATTTACGGGTATATCCCTTATTTTTGGCTTTGTTACGCCATTTTTTAGTTCTTTCGTATCCTGACAGCACCATATCCACATATGGTAGCACCCACTACTATATACGCAAGCGTTGTCCACACAATAGAACACGAAAAGGGTAGTTAGGGAAGTTGACTTGTTATCAACATGGGAATATACTCTCTGTATATCAACTAAGGGAACCAACGATATGAACTACGAAAAAGCAATAGACGTGTTCACATGGCTAGTGATTATCAGCGCGGCGGTGTATTTTCCTGTCCGTATAATTGTTGACTTTGTATGAGTTACTTACCACCTTCACAAGACCCAGAAGAGCCGACATTACCGGAAGATGAGCCAGAAGAAGAAACCGAAGAAGAGGTAATGAGCATTGACCAGTTGTTAAAGCACTTAGAAACAAAAGGCCACGTGCCACCTTTGACATATCTATGATTCTAAAGTTCCGCATCGCAACTCCCGTACCTTATGAGTTCATAGAATATGACTATGAACCCCAAGAGGAAATGGAACCAAAAGCCATACGTGCCATGTACAACGAGTTATCTTCTGCTTTTAAGGAGAAAGAAGATGAAGGACTACCACAACAAGAATGGAACAAGTTACTCGATGAGTATAGGAGAAACAAAGGGATGCAAGCTGACGTACATGAGAAGTTAAGTAAACAGCAACAGTGGCTCATTCATGAACTGGATAAGAGCAATACTCGATTAGCATATAGAGCTTCTAAGGAACAATCATGACTAACCTATTCCTAGTTGGAGTTACCATTATGGGCTTCGGGTCAATATTAGTAGCGTGTGCTTTAGTAGTAGAAGAAATAAGAAAAGTTATATGATAGTTACCATCACAGAAATTAAGAGAACACCTCGTACTTCCAAAAGAACTGGTAAAAGTTTCGTTTCCCTTGGAATTAAGTGCCAAGAGTACGGAGATAAGTGGCTCTCTGGATTCGCTAACAACGATAATGCAGATTGGGCGGTAGGAGATAGGGTGAGCATAGACGTTGAGCCAAAAGGAGAATACATCAACTTCTCCATGCCAAAAGGGACAAGGGATGCAAGCCCTGCGGCTTCTAATGGAGCAACGGCAGAGATAAAGAATCTCCTCACTTTACAGGTAATCCCTATGCTCCAAGCGATACATAAAGAGAACATCGCAATCTCGGAGCGATTAAAGATGGATTCAGGAGAAGATGATTTTCCAATGCCAGAGTTCTAACGTATGGGAGAGCGACGTAGTAGCGTAAATAGGAAGAACTGGTCAAGACCAACAAAAGATAAACATGGAAAAGTACCTTCAATACAAAAGTTCGGCAAGAGATGTAACTGCGAACGATGTCGCCGAACACTGGATTGGCAAGAAGAATTAGGATTACCGTAAGTTCGTGCCCTAAGCAAGGCGTAAAACTACTTGGTCGAAAACTGTTCATTGAAATAGAGAGGAAAGTTTGGAGGGGGAGAAGACGATTTGGGAAGGACGGCTGCATAGCGGCTATGACGCGTGTCCTCAGTGGTACCACTGACGCTGGATACAAAACCTTCCGCCCTCCCTCCCAGCTTTTCTCTCGCTCGTAGGGAGGAACGTGAAGAGTAAGGGGTACTCCTGTAGTAATACAGGACTGGCAATCTCCTAAAAAAGAAAACGTCATGCAGCCTGTCGCTGGTTTCCCGCCCCGACTTCTCTTCACATCTCTCCCTGCGAATTATCCGATTAACACTAAACAAATGAGAACAAAAACAGTATCAGCAATCAGTCTCTTCGTTGCCTTTCTTTTTTCCGGCGGCACGGCGTTCGCATCAGTGAGCGTTGATTCCGTTGTCGTAGACCCAGAAATCGCAATAGAAGGTCAGCAAGTTACAGCAACAGTTACCGTTACAAAGAGCGGGAGCGGTTGTAACAACAACGTAGGTTCCCTGTACTCGTACCTGAACGATGAGCCGCTCGCAACAACGACGGTCAACTCGTTTTCAGGTTCAGGTGTCTTTGAGTTCCCTTTCGTCTTCAACGCGCCAGCGCACCTCAATTACACATTGAAAGTAATCGTGGACTCTGGTGAGGAAGACTTCTTTAACGGCGGCGCTTCTCCTGACTGTACGAACACAGTACTAGGCGAGGTTACGACTCCTCTACGCGTAGACCCTGATGAGGGCGGAGGCGGCGGCCACGGCATGAGCTTCGGTGGAGGCGGCGGTATGTGCTCTCCTTTGACTGGCTATCCAGAGTGCCAGACTCCAGCTCACTATGCGTTCCATGGTATTCCGTTCACACCTGAAGCAGAGATAATGTACTTGCAACAGCAGGTATTGTCTTTGCTTGAACAGGTAATCGCTCTTTTGAGTCAATAAAATCGCTAGAAAGTTGCAAGGAGACCTCGTGTCTCCTCCTCCCTACATGCCGGTCTTGGAATTATCTACGAGAAGAATAATGCCCAAAATCTGGGGAAACGTGTAGGGATGAGTAGGCATGAAGAAAGGAGTATACTGATTGAAGTTCTTTGATATAAGAGGATTACGGATACATGGATTGAAGGAGTGGAGCTAGAGGAATCTAGTTCTGTCGTTACCCGTTGGGAGTAACTCTTTTTCGGCTCCATTCAATTCAGTTGCCCGTAATTCTCAAAAAGAAAGGAGGAATGCCTTGATACGAGGAACGCAAAAGTATTGCCCGACGTGCGGTAAACCCTTCTTGAAAGGGAGGCGCATGAACGGGTTGGAGTACTGCGGCGAAGATTGCGCGAACTTCGACGCACAATTCGAACAGCGCTACAAACGGAGTAACGGCAATGAACTGGAAGTCAACGGTACTACCCTACATCGCATGCCTGTTCATCGCGAGTGGGGGCGTTCCCCTCGCACACGCTGAACCGCCGGTGGGTGCGCGTGGTTCTGCTGCTGGCGTTTCCTGCGACACGGAAGAGCAGGCGCGTCAGTATCTCGACCTGTGGGACGGCACGAACGGTATGGAAGTCCTGACGCAGATAAACACTGCGGCTGGCTCTCCCGTCTGTCTCGCTGGCCAGATTCTCATGGAGCTGGTTGCCTACCACGGCTACCACTCCAACAAGGTCGGGGAATGGCGCATCGGCGAGATGAACGTCTACGGCGTGAACGTCGGTGGCGCAGTGATGCGCTTCCGTGAACCAATCAAGCAGTACACAGGGTTCCCGGTTCCGAAGGAACCCGTGCGTGGCTCAAGCATCTGAACTTCCTCCAACTCCATCCCCACCTTCGGGCGCGGGATGGCGCTTTTTACCAGTAATCACATTTACTATGGCTCAAACAAGAGAATTGACTGAATCAGACCTTACAACTGAAGAATTGAAATGGCTACTAATGATGGGCGATAGAAAACCAAATAAAGTTTATATAGATAATGAGGGTAAGAAATATATAGAGTGCTATACCCCACGTACTCCTGACAAAAAGGAGAGAGTGTATTTGTTATCAAATCGTGGTAATCAGTTGTAGTAACTTACCCGAGTTACATTGGTTCAATGTACCGTTTTCTTTCATAGCACAAGACCCCGCAATCAAGCGGGGTCTTTGTGTTGTGAGAAGGCTATGCCTTTATCACTTTATAAGACAGGTGTGCGCCTACAGCAGTTACAAGGATTGTGAGACCTGTTACAACGAGGTCAGAAACCTGATTGTAGTCTACTGCTTCTCCTGTAAGAGAGGCGGAAATTATCACGGCTACAGCAGAGAAAAGAACCAAGATACCGCGAAGCCACATTGTAGTTTCCGCTTTATCCATGAACTTCTTAATACCTGCCATGAACCAGTTACTCAATACAATGAGTGGTACTGCTGTTACGATGAGAGCAATCACACCATTTACGAGTGAGGCGAGTAATTCCATATTTTTGAGCTATTATGCTGTTAAACTTTCGACCATTTCGCTAAATAGGCGAGAGCTTGTTTAAGAACCCCGATAGAACCTGTAAAATCACCCCTAAGGTAGGGGAGCGGGTCTGTGGAGTTCTGCATCTTATTATTCCACCTAGGAGATAGGGCGCCATCCTTCACTGTGTATTCGTAGAGGGTGAAATGGAGGTGTGTTCCTTTACCTGCAGGAGCATTTCCCCAATACGCTGTCCCCCCGCTTACCACGAAGCCAGTATTACCCATGAATCCGATTACTTCTCCTTTCGTTACCTGTTGTCCTGGAGAAACTTTTATCTCATCCAAGTGTCCGTAAGCAGTAACGAGGCACGATTGATTGCCGTTCAAGTCTAGTGAAGGAGATTGAATCCAAATCACCAATCCTCCGAGGTTCTTAGGGTCAGTCTTTAGACCTGAAACAAAGCCATCATGTGCAGCGCAGATAGGAGTTCGATGAGGCGCAACGATATCTAACCCTGAATGGCCTCCTAAGAACTTATGGAGGTCATCTTTATGACCAAATGCTTCAGAGTAAAGCCTAGGGTTCTCTCCCCAGAATTGGAATATTCCACCTTGAGGGTACTTCTTGAGAACGACAGAAGGAACCGGATTTGCTAAACCAAGTAAAAAATCATTATGCTTCATATCAGATTCATGGTTACTCTTGTAAGATACAATGCGAGGATATTAGTCATCTAGTTACTTCAATAACGCGTAAAGAACGATTCCCGATATAACAGAAGCAGAAGCAGAAGCAAAGATTGCATACCAGAATCCGCTACTTTTAGCTCTTGTCTCTACTTGAGTCTCAAGAGATTTGAAAGAAACCTCTAAACGGGTCAGACGGCCTTTTTCCATAGTATTAAAATCATCTCTAAGAGATTTTACCTCGTTACCGACTGAAATGACTGCAGCTCCCGTACTGTCGAGCTTTCCGCTGATTTCCCCAAGTTTGAAGATAATATCTGGACTTTCCATATTTATTACCTCTGTAGAGTTCTAGGAGTTGAGGCGGCCATATCTGTTTCCATAGGGCGCGTCTCGAAATTAGAAATGGGTAATACTCTAAGAGATAAAATTGCCTTTCCTTCTTCTGGAACTCTGCTTCTTTCAATAGTCGCAGCAGAAGGACGGATAGAAGGAATACCATACATCTGTGCTACGAAAAACGCGTCTTTACCACGATATTTTCCTTTTGCAACTCCTGTGCCGAGTTCTGAAATATTAGGATTCAAAAGTATTTCTCGATGTCCTGTTTTTGATTCTTCCCATGTCTTAGATGTCGAAGTAGCATCAGAAAAACCTTTTTCTCCCCACGCTATATTTTCGTATACGTTTTCCAATCCTTCAAAATCTTCACCTTGTATAGCTGTTTGCTCTGTCTCTCCAGGAGAGTAGTGAGAAAAGACCCCACTAGAAGCCATTTCTTCTGCCCTCTCTTGAGCGTAGGAAGAAAGTTCTGGATTCATTCTAAGACTTGGCAACCCTTGTGAAGCTCGGAACTCGTTAACTCTAGTTTCAACATCTTCAGGGGTTGGTTCAAAATCAGTTGGGGGATTTCCTTCCGTTTCAAAGATTCCTTTATCTCCTGGTAACGTAACTGCTCCCACACCAAACGCCTCTACAGGCAATCGTTTCGCCTCTTTTGGTACGTCTATCTCTACCCACTTCACACCCTGTGGGTCAGTGATTACCTTTCCTTTGTATTTGTTGGTGAGGTATTTCTGCACGTCTTTCTCGTAGAACTTGTAGATAGGGTTGTTGGTGTCTACTTTGCCGGAGATGTCGAAGGTTTCCTTAGAACCCCAGAAATTTTGAGTTGCATGATGCTCGGCATAGTTTAGTAGTTCTTCGGTAGAAAGATTATTCAGGCCAGCGGATTCAGCATAGGAATCAATATGTTCTTTCGGCATCGCCTTAAACTTCCCATCTCCTAGTACGTCGGTGATGACCCACTGGTGTTGCGTATCGGCATTTAGGTAATTGTTACGTCCGTATACAGTCGGGTCGGTTGTGTATACCGTGCCAACTTTTAACTTGTCGGCAGTAAGATTTCCCATATTTCTTGCCAACCCCGCATTGTTACGGCCAACATCAGCAACAGACTCGCCAACGATTTGAAATCTATCTCCTTCTGGTATTCCCAATCCCTCAATCTTCATAGCTGTTTCTCCGGTAGGGAATTGGAGCTTAGTTTTGCCGTCCTTGGCGGCTTGTTTTACTTCTTCACGCACGATGCGCTCCCACCAAGTGTTGCGGTAGGGTTCGAGTTTCTTCAACTCTGCTTCGCGTGCGAGTTCTTTGGTGGCAAATGATTTAGGGTCTGTTTTAGCAATTTGCTCTGCACCTGCGCGGTTCGCACCTTCTCCGATTTTGGGCATCTCGTCTTCCAACCTCCCTTTCTGAAAAAGGTCGGATTGGATTTCGATGACGCGGCGTGTATCTCCTGCATATGTTTTACTTGCACCCGTTAGGGCATTTTCGTGCATTGAACCTACATCCTCTATACGGGTATGTGCGAAGTAGCCCTTATTAGCACCGTCGTACGAATTACCGAAGTGAACTTTTCCGGCGCTTGTTTCTATAGGACTCTCATATACATGCTCGGAGTAATTGGATACTGGTCCTCGTTGTTCACTAGGAAGTGTTACGTTCTCGTAACGTGTACTCGTAATACCCGCATCTCTTGCGCTGTCTCCTACCTTGGGCGCGTTTCGTTTCAAAGGCAACAACTCTGTCTTTATCTTGTTGGCGAAGTTAGCTACGTCTACTTCGTCTCCTTCGTCTGCCAAGAACTTTCGTAACAAGTCTCTTTCAGGCTGTTTAATATCAGGACGATTAGAGAGGTCTTCTATATACCGTCTTGAAACGGTAGGAATTTTGACCTCCTCTGCCATTCTGGTCAGAGATTGTAAGGTTGGCGCATCTTTAGGGGTGCCCCCCTTAGCTTTTGGGATTCTCACAAAACCTCCTTCTCCTCCTTCTTCTTGGATAATCTGTTTAGAACGGTCTAAGATATCGTCCCCTGGAGTCCTTTGTAATGGAGGAATCTTCATCCTTCCGGCAACTCTAGCAAGAAATGCAGCAGTACGGGGAGAAGTAAGAGGTAGTAATAATAAGTTAAGAGCCTTATCAGTAAGGGATTTAGCCGAACTTAAAGTCCCAGAAGCAGTCATTGCAGAAGATGCAGATGGAAGAACAGGAGAAATCTTTGTGGCTATGACATTAGATAGCAAGTCAGTTCCCGTTTCTCTCTCAAGGTCAAGAATAGCATCAAGGTATGCGCCCTTGTTCTCGTTAAACACCGCCATTAACCTGCCTAATGCAGAACTTTGTTGTATTGGTTTACCAGTTGAATATGCTTTAACAATGTCATTAGCAGCATCAAATATACCTTTCTTCGTGGAGTAATTCTTATACAGCGTTGCAAGAGAGCCTTTCTTTCCTCCGAAGGCCTCAATGGCTTTGTCTTTTATTCCTTCTTGCACCTCACGAACAACAGCCCCCTTGGGAGACAAGGTTAGAACGCCTCTTGGAAGCTCACCAATCTTTTTAAGTAAATCCATAGTCTCTTTAGCAGAGACATTCTTTAGATTCTGGGGTAAGTCTAATCCAAACTCTGTAGCAACAGAGTGCAATTTTCTTTCTAGTGAACCACTAAACAGAATACTTTTATCGGCGAACTCATCATAAATAGCTTGTGCCGATTCCTCCCATTCTTGGGAGAGCTTCTTGCGTAATCCTCGTACAGCTTGTTGTGATGCTTGAAGGGATTGCTCGGGGGTAACTCCTGATTGAACTGCACTCATAACAGGAGCCCTTCTTTGGAGCATCATAGAAAATGCCTCCTCTGGTACATCTGAAGTGTATGAGAGGAGTTTTGGAATAGCGTTCCGTACCGCACCTCCAATCGCGCCTACAGCAGGTAATCCTCCTCCAATTGCAGTAGCAGCCCCGGGCTTTAAGACTTCTCCAATATCTTGTTCTCCTCCGGCCATATCCATAGCGACATCAACTCCATATCCTGCACCAGCGCCAGCGCCTACGTTTCCAAATAAACCTGCAGCCTTACCTAAAAGGGGTTTCGCAAAGTTCGCTAGTCCGGTAGCCGCTGTCTTGAAGGGGAACGCATACGAAGCTAGCTCTCCAGCAGAGCCTGCCTTTCTAAGAGGTTCATCTACTGAAGCAACATCCACTCCACCAAGTGCTTTATCAGCGTATGGGTCAGGAAGTCCTAATTTCTTAGCTCCTGCCTGTACAGGCATAGCCGCAATATCAATAAAAGGGCGTCCAATTGTCTGATTAACCAAATTACTCGCACCCAAAATGGTGTCGAGGATTCTTTGCGAAGAACCTAAGACGGCTTGTGAGCGCGACAAATCCTTAGAATCCCACTGGATTCCGTTTGATTCCTTCTCCTTTTCCCATTTTATTGCCATATATCTTATTGTATCTTACTAAACTGTAGTGCGTTCCATGGAATAGCCGTCCCTATTCTATTCCCATCTTCATCATACTTGTTTCCCTGTGCATCAGTAATCGAACCATCAGCGTTGAGGGTGACTTTTGTTCCGTTAGGGAGAGTTCCGGTCTTGGTAGTTGCGGCAGTAGGAGAAGAAAGACTTGAAATCCTCCTTGTTACATCTAGGTATTCATCCTCAAAGTTAGACACGTTAGTTTGATTCTGTGCTGCAGTAAGCAGGGTATTTGAATACGCCCGTTCAAGTGTCTTTAGTAGAACTAGCTCAATGAGTCTGTTTGCGTTCTCTGGCTTGTTGATATCAGGAACGGTCTTTTTGTAATTCGCAATATCAGCGTCAGTTAGGACACCTACTTCTCTAAAGATACCTCTTGCCACTGTTGGAATAATACCCTGAATTACCGCGTTCACGGCGGCGGCATTTGGGTCAGAACCCCATATACCTTGAAGGGTACGAATACGTCCCGTAATGACACCTGATTTTTCACCAAATACCTCCTTAGAGAGGGCATTATCGAGTTTTCCATTTAACAATTGGTTGTAAATCTCAAGAGAACCAAGGGCTTGTTTAGCAGAGTTAATATCCTTCCTTTCATCTGCGAGTAAGCGAGTCTTCCCGTATTTTGAAGATTCACGAATAGCTGCAACGGTATATTCTGGAGTTCCATACGCGTAACCCCCAAAGTCCAATCCTCTTCCTCCAGTTCCTCCTCCACCACCAGAAAGAGGTGTGAACTCTCCGGTAGTCGGGTCGAAGAAGCCAGACCGCTGATTTTCAGTGCCAGAGACGAACTGATACTTCTTCTCTTCTTCTGGTGTCATTTTGGTAAGGAACGAATCATTGGAAAGAGAACCGAAAGGAAGACCCAAAAAGGCCTCTGCCATCTCACGTTCTTTAGGCGAATCTTCAAGCATTTCAGATAATGCACCCCATCCTCCAGTTTTGATTACTCGGTCATAGTTTTCACGCGCTGCAGAAGTAATGTTCTCATTTAACGTATAGAGCTTCTCTTGCAAGCCTAGTTTCCTATCCAAATCCTTTTCCACTTGTTCTCTATCAAGCTGCGTGAACTGCATGATTTGATTAACATAGTCTTGCTTAATAGCCAACTGTTGTTGTAGGTGATTTGCCTCTTTTAACAAAGTTTTATTTCGGGCACCTTTTAAGGCCAATACCTGTGAGTCAGTAGCC